CACTTACAAGACGTGAGAGACGACTTAGTCTCAATCGGTGTACGTTGGAGGTCTCAGACGTCACGTAAGGTATCTGTTATGCGTCACGTAGGCTACCTAGACCTGTTACGTGAGGGGTGGGGGAAAGAATCTGCCCAGTCTATATATATATATAAATGATACTCTTATATATTTACTAAAATCCAATGATCGGTCATCAATACGGCTGTGACAGCTAACTTTAGTGGAGAGTATATATAGTACTATATATTTAAGTGGACAGTATATATATTAAAGATAGATATAAGTACTTTACTTATCTTTTATTATCTTTATTTATCTTAGTATATATCATATAACTTTAATTAACTATTATTAACTATTATCAACTATTATTAACTTTATTTCTTTAATTAATTAAAATATTACTTGTATTATAAGTCTATATAGTCTATACTTCAAAATATGGAAGAGACTTCACAACTTAATATCTATTTACAATACAAACATAAACTTCTTTCTATAATAAGAAAATATTGTGAAACTGATTTTCTTTCTTTTGTAAAAAAGATGGCTCCTACTCTTGTGTCTGATTGGAAAATGGGTAAACATATAGAAGTTATTGCTAACAAATTGAAAGATTTGGAAGAAGGAAAGATAAAAAGGTTAATGGTCTTTCTTCCTCCAAGGTCTTCAAAGTCTGTAATCTGTTCTAAACTGTTTCCTGCCTGGTATATTGGTCGTAATCCAGAACATGAGATACTTACTGTGTCTCACTCAGACCAATTATCTAGTGATTTTGGTAGATCTGTTAGAGATTTAATAACTACAGAAGAATATCAAAATATTTTTACTGGTGTTACATTAAGAACAGATGTAAGAGCTGCAGGTAAATGGAAAACAAATCAAGGTGGTACTTATTATGCTGCAGGGGTTAGATCTCAAATAGCTGGTCGTGGTGCACATGTAGCTATTCTTGATGATGTTATGTCTGAAGAAGATTCTTACTCTGAAGCTGGTAGAAAATATGTAAAAGATTGGTATCCTGCTGGATTAAGAACACGTATTATGCCTAACGGTAGTATTCTTATTATTAATACAAGGTATCATTATGATGATTTATGTGGATGGTTATTAAAACAACAAGAGAACTCTGAATATGAAGTTATTCCTTGGGATGTTGTAAGAATACCAGCATGGTTAGATGAAGAAGCATCAGAATTATTACAATTACCAATCGGCTCTTCATATTTTCCTGAATGGAAACCTAAAGAAGTATTACAAATAGATGAACAAGAAATTAAAGCTTCAAATGGTAGCAGATATTGGAATGCATTATATATGCAAAATCCAACACCAGATGAAGGAGGTCTTATTAAAAAATCATGGTTACAAGAATGGGAACATCCTGAACCTCCAACGTGTCAATTTATAATACAAACATATGATACAGCTTTCTCCACAAAAACTACAGCAGATTATAGTGTAATACAAACATGGGGTATTTTTAGTAATTATGAAGTGGACTATGATGGAACAGAAGAGTTTCCTGCTAATCTTATTCTTCTTGGAAATATAAAAGAAAGATTTGAATATCCAGAACTTAGACGAATGGCTCAAATGTTATATTATCAACATAAACCAGATGTATGTATAGTAGAAAAGAAAGCTAGTGGTCAATCATTAATACAAGATATGAGAAGAGGAGGACTTCCTGTTCAAGAATATTTACCAGATAGAGATAAAATAAGTAGAGTATATGCAGCATCTCCTATGATTGAATCAGGAAGAGTATGGATACCAACAGGTAAACCCTGGGCTGATGATTTAATAGAAGAATTATTACAATTTCCTAATGCTGCTCATGATGACCAAGTTGATGCTATGACCATGGCTATTCATTATATGAAAGAGTCTTGGCATCTATCACATCCTGATGATCCTTACTGGGAAGAACAACCACGCAAGAAAAAAGTTGCGTACTGGAGAGTTTAATGATATTATTCTTTATTAGTATTATTGTATATGCATTACTATTTGAGGTCTTTATATATGCCATCAGACGATAAAAAAGGTTTACCTAGTATATTTCCTTCTCGTAGGGATGTTTTAAAAGGAGTAGGTTCTTCTGTAATACCAAGTCTTGCACATCCTCTAGTAGAAGCAGGTATGGAACGTGTTTTAAGTGGACCAACATCAACAGTAAGTTCTATTGCTGATAAACTTCCCATGACAAGAAATTTATTAAAAGAATATTGGAAATTAGAAGATAAATCTAGTAAATTACTTTACAATTTAAAAAAAAATAGTGAACATATTTTAAAATATGAAGAAGATGCTGCAGATCATTATGCAGATGTTGAAGAAGTGTTGCCTCCAGGTCAGAATATATATCGTTTTTATATGACTATGGAAGAAGATATGGTAAAGAAATTACAGTTGACAAAATATTTAGAAATTCTAAAAACTATTCCTAAATCTAATAGTATAGACCAAGAAATAAATGTTAGAGAAAAAGAGTTAGAAAGTACTGAAGATCGTATAAACGATTCCTTTCACATGTTAGAAGATAATAATAAGCTTTTAAATGTATCAAAAGAACAAAAAGAATCAGTACTAGAAATTTTCTCTATTAGATCTCAATTAAATAAAATACAGAGTATAGCAAAAAAAGAAAGATTACCTTTTAATTATTATAATGATAAACTAAAAGAATTGGAAGACTATTATTATAATAATTGGGATCCTATAGACTCTGATACATTAAGAGATAAAGGGTTAAATACTATTTTAACGACAGATGGAGTACCTACTTGGAAAGTTTTATCTGACATGAGAAAAGATAACATGGATGATATATTTAAAGATAAAAATAATTTAGCAGAATTAGAGAGTATGCATGAAGAATATTTATTAACGGATACTCCAGAATATGAAAACATTGTAAGAACTGAATTAACAACTTTTGAGAAGAATGAACTAATAGAAGATCTAGATCCTGATAGATCTAAGCTATTGGATATATTAGAAAATTCTAAATTATCTGAAAAACAAAAAGATAAATTCATTGATGAACTAATATCAAATAATATATCTAATAGAAAAGAAAAACTTGCAACTGCTCTATTTAGTGATTCATTACCTGATGATAAACTTATAAAAGATCCAGATGAGAAGCAAAAAGTTTTTACACTATTTAAAAATGAACTTGCTAATGTATCAAAAATTATTGCAAAAAATATAGCTAAAGATATAGCTTCAGAAGAAGTAACAAAGAAATTTGTTACTAAAGGAGGATGGAAAGGTCAAGAATATAAAGCTGGACCTTGGTCACAGAAAATATATGATTATATAAAAAGTTTAAAAACTCCTAAAGCACCCTCTGGTCCAACAATAGAATCAGATAAAATAAGAGCTGAGAAAGCTAAAGTAATAGAAGAAGTAAAAACAGAAACTAAAAAAGAACCTTCTAGAAATTGGAAAAATGATCTTAGTAGGTTAATGCGTAAAGGAAGTCCTTTATTTTCCTTACTAGCATTATCAGGAGATGCTCCTCAAAATCAATTAAGACAAGGTTTACCTGGATGGTCATTAGCTGATCTGGAATATCAAATAGAACAAGATCCTAAAGCTGACGAAATTAAAAAAGTTATAACTAAAGCTAGACAAGAAGATAATATAATTAATAAAGAAGATAGAGGAAGAATGAATAAAAATCCTTATGATAATTATAATACACAAAGGGCAATATAATGGCAACAGAACGAAATCCATTTGAACAGATACCAGAAGAAGTAACAAATGTTATTGAAATACCTAATCAAAAAGATGTTGATGAAGTTAATGAACAAAGTATATCATTTGAACCAGCAGAAGATGGAGGAGTTATTGTAGACTTCTCTTCTATGTCTACTGAAATGAACCCTGAACCAGAGACTGCAGAATTTTATGCTAACTTAGTTGAAGATATTGATGAAGAAGATTTAACAGAAATTTCAAATGATGTTAGAGAAAAGTTTCAAGCTGATAAAGAATCTCGTGCTGAATGGGAATCTATGTTTGAAAAAGGATTTGATTTATTAGGATTAAAGATACAAGAAACATCAGAACCATTTGAAGGTGCATGTACAGCAGTACATCCTTTATTAATAGAGTCTGCTGTAAAGTTCCAAGCTAAAGCTTCTCAAGAATTATTTCCTCCAGGAGGTCCTGTTAAATCTCAAATACTAGGAAATGTAACTCCTGAAAAAGAACAACAAGCTAATCGTGTTGAAAACTTTATGAACTATCAAATAACAGAACAGATGCCTGAATACTTTGATGAGTTTGAAAGAATGTTATTTCATTTACCATTAATAGGATCAGCATTTAAAAAAGTTTATTATGATGCAACATTAAAAAGACCTTGTTCAGAATTTGTTCCTATTGATCAATTCTATGTTTCTTATTATGCAACAAATTTAAGAAATGCTGATAGGTATACACATGTTATTTATAAAAATGCTATAGATTTACAAAAAGATATAGCTGCAGATATTTATATAGATGCTGAAATAGGAGATCCATCTGAAACTCCTACTACAACTTTTACTGAAAAAGTAGATACTATTATCGGAATATCTCCAGCAGGAGATAATGATTCTCAATATGTTTTATTAGAACAACATACGTATTTAAATATAGAAGATTCTATGTGTGATGATGATGAAGCACATCCCTATATTATTACAGTTGAAGAACAATCAGGAAGTGTTTTAAGTATACGTAGAAATTATGCTCCTGATGATACAACAAAACAAAAAAGAAGTCACTTCGTACATTATAAATTTGTTCCTGGATTTGGATTTTATGGTTTAGGACTTATGCATTTCTTAGGTAATTTAACTATGAGTGCAACAGCAGCTATGAGATCTTTAATAGATGCTGGTCAATTTGCTAACTTACCTGGAGGATTCAAAGCTAAAGGAGTAAGAATAGTTGGTGATAATGAGCCAATAGCTCCTGGAGAATTTAAAGAGATTGAAGCAACTGGTATAGACCTTTCTAAAGCGATAGTTCCTCTTCCATATAAAGAACCTTCTCAAACATTATTTAATATGCTAAACTTTGTTACTGAAGCTGGACAGAAGTTTGCAGACAGTACAGAAAAAATAGTTTCTGATGCAGCATCTTATGGACCTGTTGGTACCACAATGGCATTATTAGAAGCATCAAGTAAATTCTTTTCAGGTATTCATAAAAGATTACATAAAGCTCAAAGAGATGAATTTAAAATACTTGCAAGAATAGACTATGAATATTTACCTAAAGAATATCCTTACGAAGTTCCTAATGTAAGTGAGTCAATATTTAAAAAAGACTTTGATGGTACTATAGATGTTATACCAGTATCTGATCCTAATATACCAAGTAATGCACATAGAATGATGTTAGCTAATATGGCATTACAAATGGCACAACAATCTCCTCCTGGTATGTTTAATATAGAAGCATTAAATAGAACTATATTACGTGCTGCTAATATGCCAAATCTTGAAGAAATATTACCAGCTAAACCAGAAATAAAACCTTTAGATCCTGTTACTGATATTATGGCTGTTGTTAAAGGAATACCAATTAAAGCTTTTCCTGGTCAAAACCATGAAGCACATATTAAAGTTAAAACAGCTTATCTACAAGATCCTCAAAACGGAGCTAGTCCTATTATGGCAAAGATAGCTCCAGTATTACAAGCTAATATACAAGAACATTCTATGATGTTGTATCAAGAACAAATGAATGGTTTAACAAGAGTTGGTTTAGAACAACTTCCTCCTGAACAACAAAATCCACAAACTATTGAAATAATTATGGGTAATGCAGCTCAACAAGTATTAAATGCTAATATGGCTGCAGGTCAAGTACAATCACCTGAACAACAACTAGTTGCATTAGAACAAGCTAAAGTACAGCTTGAAGCAGAAAAATTAAAAGTAACTGCTGCTATGAATAATGCTAAAATGGCTTTAGAAACAAAAGAGTTAGATTTAAAAGAAAATGAATTATTATTAGAAGCTGCTGATAAAAAAGTTTCTAATGTAATGAAAGAACAAAAAGGTCAAGCTGATAGAATTAGTAAACAACAAATGAAATCTTTAGAGCTACTAACAAAAGTTGCTATTGAAGAATCTAAAATTGAAGCTAAAGAAGGTGAAACAGCTTTAAAACTTTTAACTAGAATTACTGAAATGGAAGATTTAGATAAAAGAGAACGAGAACTTACAACTGCTAAATTAGTAACAGAAGCTGCTGTAAAAGCAGAGAAAGGAGAAAAGTAATGATTAAAAATAATCAACCAAAACATGTTAATAACTTTGGAAAAGACTATGGTGATTGGACTAATAAACCTATTGATAAAGGTTCTATAGCTGCAAGACCTCATTGTGGTGTTGTAAATAAGTATCCAGAAGAAACTTATGAACAACCAAAACCAGTTAAATCTAGTAGAAAAAGTACACTATATATATAAAGGAGAATAACTATGTGGATAAAACCTATAGTAAAAGAAGTATTTGTTGGTCTAGAAATTAATTGTTATGCTTGTGCAGAAATTTAATTTATGCTTAATGAGCTTATAAAATTTTATAATGAAGAAATTCAAAGATTAAAAGAAAATTTAGGTACTGGACAAGTTGAAGACTTTCCTCATTATAAACAAGTAGTTGGTTCTATTCAAGGAATAGAATGGGCTAAACAACAAATAATAGAAATAAATGAAAAAATGAATAAGGAAGATGATTAATGCAACAAGCACAAATGGGAGGAGCTTTGAAAAACGATCTGTGGATTACAGATGCAGAAGAGAAAGCAGACCCTACAATATTACCTGAGTTACCAGGATTTAATATTTTAATAAGACCAGTTTCTATTAAATCAGAAACTAAAGGAGGTATTATTTTACCTAATTCAACAAAAGAAGATATGGCATATTTAACAACAGTTGGAAAAGTCTTATCTATTGGTGATTTAGCTTATAAAGATATTAATAAATTTCCTAATGGATCTTGGTGTAAAGAAGGAGATTATGTTTGCTATGGTAAACATGCAGGTACAAAATTATTTTATAAAGGAATAAGATTAATTTTATTATTTGATGATCAAATTATGATGAAGATTGAAGATCCAAAAGATTTAGATCTTACTTTTAATTTATCAAGTTAAAATTTGCATAACCTATAGTATATATAGTATAATAACTAAAACGTAATAACGATTGTCTCGTAAACAACGGAGTTAAAAATGGCAAAATCAAAAAAAGAAGATTCATGGAATGAAGTAGACATTCCAGAAACAGAAGAAAAAAAAGTAGAATATGAAGTAGAAGGAGAAGAAGAAAAGGCTGAATTAGAAACTGAAGAAAAAGTTGAAGAAAAAGTTGAAGCTTCTGAACCAGAAAGTAAACCAAAAGAAGTTCAAGAAGAATTATTTGAACCAGAAGAAGTTCAAAGTAAAGATAAAGATATAATAGAAAAACCAAAAGAATTAGAAGGTATTGAAACAAAAGGTGCTCAAAGAAGAATTAAACAATTAATTCGTCAACGAAAAGAACGTGATGAGCAAATACAAGAACTTATAAATGAAAAAGAAAATTTACGTGCCAATTTATATCATAAAGATTTAGAATCTAATAAATTAAATAAACTTAATTTAGCATCTACTGAAAAACAATTAAATGATAAAATAACTTTAGCACGTGTTTCATATCAAGAAGCTTTTGAAAGTGGTAATAAAGAAAAACTTTTATCAGCTCAAGAAGCTTTAAATGAAGCACAAATAGATTTAAAAACATTAGGAGCAACAAAGTATCATTTAGAAAATCAACCACCACCACAACCTATACCAGCTCAACAACAACGACCTATACAACAAGGTCCAGATCCAAGAGCTGAAAAATGGGCTTCAAGTAATGAATGGTTTGGTCCTGATAGAATAATGACAGCTTCAGCTTTAGCAATAGATGCTGAATTAAAAGCTGAAGGATATGATCCTAATGATAATGATTTCTATAATGAAATCAATAAAAGAATGCAAGTAGCTTTTCCACATAAATTTACAGGAGAAGCTCCAAAAGAACGTAATGCAGAGACGTTAAAACCTGCTCAAGTGGTTTCAGGAAGCTCACGTACTTCTCGAAGCTCCAAGAATAAAGTTAAGCTTACAAAAGAAGATGTAAGGTTAGCTCAAAAATGGGGAATACCTCTTGAAAAGTATGCTCAAGAAAAACAAAAAACTATCAGAGCTGATGGTGAGTATACAACTGTTTAATAACGTGGGAGATAAAAACATGACAACACCAAATACACGAATAAAATCACGTACAGAAGAACAAAGAGAACTTAATACTAGAGAAGAAGAATGGACATTCGAGGAGCCTAATGCTTTAGACATTCCTAAACCTGTTCAAATTAAATTTGAAGCAGAAGGAATGAAGCTACGTTGGATTAGAGTCAGTATAAGAGGAAAAGATGACATAGCTAATGTAGGAAAGCGAGAAGCAGAAGGATGGTCATTTATCTTACCTACGGAAGTTCCAGAAATGGCTTCTACTTCTTTCGTGAGAGAAGATGGTCGTTACAACGGAACAGTCAGTCGTGGAGACTTAGCTTTGGCAAAAATGCCTATAGGTCGTGCTGTAGCGAGACAGAAATTTTATGAGAAGAAAGACAAAGATATGTTAGCAGCAGTTGATGCTCAACTTATGAAAGGTAATAATTCTCGTATGCCAATTTCTAATACAAGTAAATCAACAGTAATAAAAGGAAGAACTCCTAATTTTCAGGATTAATTTCTTTTAATAATTAATTAAGGGAGAAAAAAATG